AACTAAATTTTCAGGGGCCTTATCTTGATATTTTTGAACCCATGCTTCACGAGTCGGCAACCAATGTTGAATATCTGGGGTTCGTTTTGCTACCTCAAATATCTTTGCTAAATGTTTTAAGTTTTGCACGTCGCCGCTATCATGCCATCTAAAAAACTTTTCTTTTTTATTGCCTATTTGTGCCGCCATCGACATAACCCACTTAGGATGTTTAATGGCATCTAGTCTCTTGTATTGTGCCGCTTGTGTGGTTTTGAATGCATAACAGTTTTTCATCGCATAACATTTTTCACACGTTGAGCCCTTAACCTTTCTTAATTTAGAGCCCGTTTTGCATTCTTTGGCGGGCAGGCCATAAGCAAACCCCGGCATCTTAGACGGCTTGCTTAATGAACCCGTGATTTCTTTTAATTCAAATATTTTCATTGCTTCACCTCCGCTATTCGTTTAAATATTTCTTCTTCATCATTTTTAGAGATGTATTCCCATAGTATATCTTTTACTTTTTCATGATAATTAAGGTCGTACCCTGTTTTATATATCCAATTCTCCATGTGCTCTTTCATACATATACTTTCTTTATACCCTTTCTTCATTTCTTCACAAACAAAAATAGCTAACTGCATTTCTTCATCTGTAAAGTTATTTATTTTATTTCTAATTACTATTCTTTCTTCTGCTATTTCATTCATTGTTGACCTCTTTTTGTTGTTAATCACTTATCATGATACCATGTCAGCAAATATATGCAATGGCTAATATCATACACCATACCATATAACCATATAACCATATAACCATATAACCATATCTGGAAAGACGAGCCCTGGACCATAATCATATTGCATTTATCATATAACCATATTATTATAATCATAGATTTCATTGGTAGAACTTCGGTTCTATATACCTCGGGCTCCTAACTGCCCAACTTTTGCCCTGATAGATTTTTTTATCAGGGTTTTTTTTGTCAAAAAATAATAAATTAATCCTTGCATGTCAGCAAATATACTGTATACTCTTAGATGTAAACAATAACAAAAAGGTGTATAAAATGAAAAAAAGTAAAAGAAAAGAAAATCTAGAAAATTTTTATCAAAGTACTACAGATAAAATTATCGCTAGATTAGAAAATGGTAGTGTTGATTCTAATGGCTGGACTAAGGGCTGGATGCAGCATAAAGGTTGTTATAACTTTGATACTGGTACCGTCTACAAGGGTATGAATCAATTTGTATTATCCATGTTAGATTATGAGATTCCAATGTATTCCACTTATAACGGCTGGAAAAAAATTGATTGTAAGATTAAAAAAGGCCAACATGGCCATCAAATCCAAGTATTTAATATTAGTAAAAAAGAAGATAAAAAAACTGGAGAAGAAAAAACAATTCCCTTTGCTAACGTTGCTTATGTTTTTAACGCTGCACAAGTAGACGGAGAAATTCCAGAATTTGAGACATTCACAAATCCAGAATCTAGCATCGATGAAATAGAAAAATTTGCAGAAAATTGCAATATACATACTATCTTTAAATTCTCTAATCGTGCCTATTACAGCCCTACTATGAACGCTGTTACTATGCCAAAATTTGAGCAATTCAAAGGCAATCAAGAATATTATGGTACTTTATTTCATGAATACGGCCATGCAACGGGCCATGAAAAAAGACTAGGCCGCAAATTAGGCGGTTCTTTTGGAGATAGTGAATATGCTTTTGAGGAATTAGTTGCGGAGTTAACCAGCGTTTTTGTCATGCAGCATCTAGGATTCTATGATACAGCTATAAGAGAAGACCATTTAAAATATCTTGCCAGCTGGCTGCAAGCGTTAAAGAATGATAATCAATTTATTATTAAAGCATCTTCTAAAGCAATGAAAGCGGCGGACTGGTTGATAAACCAGCAAATTAAAAAAAGTAAAATCATATCATCATAATCATATAATCATAGCCCGCTATCATAGCGGGCTTTTTTGTGCCATATCATAATCATATAATCATATCCATATAACCATATAATCATATCTATATAATCATATTTGCTAGATCCAGGCCTATACATACATATACATATAACCTTATTCCAATAATCAATTTGCTTGGAGCCATTCAAAAATAAGCTTGATAAGTCAGCAAATATATGGTGTAATTACTTTGTGATTAACAATAATAAGGTATAGAAAATGAAAAATATAAATAATGATACATATGATAAGTTAGAAGATATGGTAGAAAAGTTAGAGCAGGAGCAAGGTAGATTATACGATTTAGGCCAGGAGATAATGGCTGAAAATGATAAAACAGAAGATACCATAAAGGAATTAAGATCCATATTAAACGAAATTCAGGAGGAATCATAATGTTACAATTTGAAACTAGGCATGAAGACGATTTATATAATTTAGCAGATCCAAAGCATGAAAATGCAAACAGGGTTGTTATTTCAAAATTTGAAGGATTAACTAAAGGATGTATATTAGCATATATTCCAGATGATAATGCTTTTGTAGTTTGGAGTATATACCGACATGATGATTTTAAAAATACCACCTCTGGATCTTATGCTAAAACAGATGGTAGTCAGTCATTATTAGAAATGTTAGTTAAACCTAATAAGCATAATGATGCAGCTTTACAGGATGCTTATAAGTATCTTAATGAAAGGATTGCCAGCTGCAGTTAGATTATCGTTAGTTAAATCAAGGCCGCTAATCAGCGGCCTTTTTTTATTCCTCATTTTGCGATCAGCGATTATTTAGACAGTCAATTTGCTTGGAGTTTTTTTCAGGCCAAAAAAAACCCGCCATTGCAGCGGGTTTTTTAATAGACTGATTTATTATTTAAATACTTTTTACTTTATACGTATTTCTATAATAGCCTTTTGTTACGTGTTCTTTAATATAAACACTATCGATAAATAAAACTAAATCCTTCCATATTTTCTCATTATCTCCTTTTAGTACTTCATCATAAAATGCTTTGATTTGTTTTTTTTCTTGTTTAATTTCTTTTTCTTGTTTGGTTAATTCTAACCATCTTAAATTTTTTTCTATTACTAGTTTTTTCATTGTTAAACCTCCAAAGGTTTTTAGTTATAATACAAGTGTATTATATAACGTATTTGCTGACATTGCAATATCTAATTTACAAGGCTCAATACTCATTCGCATATCATTTCTGGATTATGTTTTAAAATTAAGCTGCAAAAACTAAGGTACTTACAAATACACCTATAAACCCTATTTGCCACAAGTAATATGTTGGAAAAAATTCTAGTAATCACTATAATGGAGGCTCATGAAAACAGAACTGATGACCACAGAACAAATGAGGCTCGAAGTCGAAAGGCTTTGGATTAAGCACATTAAACTTTGTCAGGACAATTTTTTATATTTTGTCGAAGAGGTTTGGCCAGATTTTGTATGTAGAAAATCTAAAAATCCAGAAGAGTGGGGCCATCATCAGATTATAGCTAAAGAGTTTACTGATATTGCAGATCAAAGAAAAGGGAGGCTCTTAATCAATATGCCACCTAGACATACTAAATCAGAATTTGCATCCGTTTACTACCCCGCTTGGATTATTGGTAAGTATCCAAAATTAAAAATTATGCAGGTGTCGCACAACACGGAACTGGCAGCAAGGTTCGGGGCTAAAGTGCGTAACATTATTGACTCCAAAGAATACAAACAAATATTTGGTGACGTGCGATTGCGTGAAGATTCAAAAGCCAAGGGTCGTTGGGAAACCAGTCATGGTGGTGAATACTATGCGGCTGGAGTTGGTTCATCCATCACGGGCCGTGGTGCGGATCTCTTGATTATTGATGACCCACACACGGAGCAAGATTCAATGTCGGATACTGCTATGGAGCGTGCCTATGATTGGTACACTTCAGGACCCAGACAACGTTTACAACCAGGAGGCTCGATCCTGGTGGTCATGACCCGTTGGGCCGAGGACGATTTAACAGGTAGATTGTTGAAGGCTCAAACTGAACCTAAAGCTGACACTTGGCGACAAGTTTCATTTCCAGCGATTCTCGAATCAGGGAACCCAGTGTGGCCTGAGTATTGGGAGCTAGAAGAATTAGAAAAAATTAAAGCATCTATTCCGATACGAAACTGGTCAGCACAATACATGCAGAATCCAAC